GACTCAGTGGGAAATACTGAATAACCTCGCGGTAGAAAACCCGAAGTTCGCACTCGAGGCGAATAGATTGCTTCTTGAAGATGGAAAGATCACTCAGGAAGCGTTTGACGAGATGGAGGCAAAGCTCTCTGAAAAGATAGAAAAGCCAGGAAAGAAAGACTCGGAAGTTCTCGCTCCTAAGTCTGATACTTCAGACCCCGCGATCGAGTGGGCAAGAAGGAAACAGATAGAAGAGGAAGAGAGTAACCGAGCGTTCTTTACCCGGTTCGCAGAGGCGCATCCTGACGTGGAAGATACATCGCCGGATATGGCGGATCTGAACCGGAAGGAAATAGTCGCAACGGCGATTCGGCTCATGAAAACAGGAAAACCGAAGGACGAAGCCTTCGAACTGGCATATAAGAAATGGGCCGGAAAATCAGAGGAAGAAGCAGAACTCCAAGGAATCGCGAAGGCGAGAGCGGCTAACCCCGCAATCGGCTCTGCGTCTGGAGGGAACGCTACATCCGCTCAAGGAATACAACTTACCGACGAACAGCTAGACGCCGCACGACGCCTCAAGCTCACGCCTGAGGAATACGCGGAAGGTCTCAGCGAGGACATAGGTTCCGACCTGGGACTCTAATAGGGGATTCAGCAGCAGAAAAATTTCCCAACGGTTAACAAACTTAAACCGACCGTGGTCGGTACTTAACTTGAAATACCTACAATTATGTACGGTGCTATACCTAAAGGATCACTTGCGGGAGGTATCACAGATACCATTCGCGAGTACAACTCCGCCGGTACATTCGCCGCAAACGACCTCGCCATGATAGACGGCTCGACAGGAGAAGTAGTAGTCGCGACCGCAGGCTCGAGGCTTATGGGAGTCGCGCTCGAAGCGGCTACGTCAGCTTCTACAGGCGTTGCGATAAATATCACACCATGGCTTTTAGTGCTTATGGATAACGACAACGATACCGAGACCTTCGCGGCTACCCACATTGGAGAATGGGGTAACTTTATCGGAGGAACCGGTGCGATGCAGGTCGATTCCAATACACTTTCAACCACAGTAGCTCAGCTTATGTGCGTTGAGTACAACCCGCAAGGGCATGGATATGATAGCGATACGAGTATCGGAATATTCATGATCTCAGAAAGTATGTGGTGTTCTACATATACTGAGTAAGAACTAACTTAAATCTATAACTTGGAATGGCAGTATTAACACCTGCACTCGAATCGACAAACGCCAAGCTCATAGACCCAGGTATAAAGAAATACTTTTATGATATCTTCAAGGAGCTTTCTCCGAAATTGGACAGAGCGTTCAAAGTGGACAGCTCCAGCGAGGCATACGAAGAGTATTCTGCATACGCTGGCTTGGGAGTCGTGCCGCAGGTAGACGAAGGCGAGACATACGCAGAAGATGCGGTGCTTGCAACCTACACTACGACATTGACCCACAAGAAATACGGCTTCTTAGTGCCGGTTTCTCATGAGCTGTATGACGACCAGAGAGAGAAAATCGCTGGAAAAACACAGGCTGCTGCAAGAGCGCTCGCTCGAAAGATAGAGACGCTTGCATCATCTGTATACAACCATGCGTTCAGTACATCGTACACCTCATATGGTGATGCGTTGCCTCTCTGCTCGACCGCTCATACGCGAGCAGATGGTGGTTCAAATCAGTCGAACGCAAGTGCAACAAGTATTACCCTTACCGAAGCTAACCTGGAAACAGGGCTTCTCGCAATGAGAACGCAGCTTGATGATAGGGGTAATATGAAGGACATTGTTCCTTCGAAATTGCTTGTTCCCCCAGCTCTTGAAAAAGAGGCTATCGAGATCACGAAGAGTGAGAAGAAAAGCGGAACAGCAAACAATGACAAGAATGTCTATGCAATGAGCGAATATACCGGCGGAATGCTGGATGTGGTTGTTTGGGACTACCTCGGCTCTGCCGCGGGAGGTTCTGACACCGCATGGTTCTTGCTAGACGATTCTTCGCATCTGGTAACTTGGCTATGGAGAGAGCGACCTCGTATCGTTATGCTTAACGAAGCAGTTGGTGCAAAGAACGATATCTGGTACTGGAAGGCTCGATTCCGAGCTGCGTACGGATGGGCAGATTGGCGTGGAGTATGGGGTAGCCAGGGAACTGGTGCCGCTTATTCTAGCTAATGTGAATTAGAAGCCGAGGATTAGGGTGAGCATACGGGGCTGAAACCGTATGTGGAGTCGGCAGGAGTAACTTCCCTGCCGATGCGCCCCCTCAGAACAGTTAAACTTTATAAGGATTTAATATGAGTACATTCGGAGATGGGGTCTACCAGTTCGGCGGCGTGCCCGTTGGATCAGGTGGATTCCCCACGATGGAAATGTTCGCAGGAGCGAGGGACAAGGTGTTCTTCGTAGACGGCGATAACGGGTCCGATGGAAACAACGGGAAATCGCCCACACAGGCAACCAAAACAATCCAGAAAGCGATTGATTTGGTAAGCGGTGCTGGTGCGGTTATCTACGTGTTTCCGAAGGCGGCATCTGCGCTTTCTTCGGGCGATGCGGTAACTGGGCTTGACCCAACTGCATACGCAGAGACCTTGATAATTGCAAATGACACGCCACACCTTTCTCTTATCGGTGTGGGTACCGGGTTGACGCTTGGTGGTTTCCCTGTAATCCGCAAGGGTTCAGGAACAACCGCGCTTCTTGATATCAGAGCACCTGGATGTCTTGTCCAGAACCTGTGCTTTAACGGCGCAAGCTCAACTGGTGGAGGAATCTCGCTAACAGAAGTTGCCGCTACATCAACGGCGTGGGGTACGGTTATCAGAAACTGTATGTTCAAGAACTGTAAGGTCACACATGCCAACTCTGGTGGAGCCATTCAGGTTCCGTACGGAGGTGTATGGCAGGTACTTGTCGAAGGCAATAGATTCTTCAACTGTATTGCTGGAGTCTCGATTGTCTCGACGAGCGTATCTCGGCCACAGGACTGGGTAATCAGATACAATACGTTCTCCTCAACCGTGAACACAAGCGTTGATTGCGACTTGTATATGAAAGGTGGGGGCGACGGATGCGAAGGTCTTATTATCGACCGCAACGTGTTCGCAACAGTAGAGGCCCCGAGTCATGCAGATGGTTCAACGGGGAGATATATGGACCTGACCGGATGCGAGGGAATCGTGTCGAATAACACGTTCGCTTGTCATATCAACGCAACCGATGACGAGCTTACCTTCGGAGCGGCAGGAACCGCAGCTCTTATCCCAACGACAATCTCTGTCGCAAATAACTGGGGTAATAGTAATACCGTTGGAGAGACCGCAGAGGTCATCCATATCGCATAACTTTAGTCTGAGACACAATGAAGGTTAAGAATACAACCAAAGAAGACATTGAGGTTTCCGACTACTCTTTTGCCCCAGGGCAAGAGATTGACGTAGACGAGAGGCGTGCCGCTGTAGTGTTGGCAGTTGCTGGTCTTGTGAAGGTCAAAGTTGCGAAACCCAAGAAAGCTAAAAAATAAAAGGTGTTTCACACCCTGCGCTGGATAAAAGCAGCGCAGTAGTGAGGCAGTTTTGAGATAACTTTTTATCTCTGTTCTATGGCTGATCTACTTAATGTCTATATAAAGTGTCCGCAGTGCAACGGGACAGGAGAGATTACCCAGTCGATACCATCCACTCCAGAGAACCCGAATTCGGGAACCGAGGTGGTGGTATGTCCTATGTGCGATGGGGAAAAAGAAGTATACTGGGGCAGGATGGAAGAGACTCCGGTCGATTAACTTGTTATCTCTTTTGATATGCCGTTTCGCTCGGAACGCCAGCGGCGATTCATATACGCAAAGAAGCCAGCTCTGGCAAAGAGATGGAGCAAGAAGTACGGCTCGAAGATTGTGAAAAAGAAAAAGTCTAAGCGCCGGAAGGCGAAATAAGTTTTATATTTATAAAGATGCGAGAAGTTATACATGCAATCAACGCGGCTACCGCAACGACTACTAGTTCGGCTATCCCGTTGGATGATGCAACTGCAGTAGGATTGCAGTTCAAAAGGAGTGCACACAGCTCCGGAAATACTGTTTGGACCGTAACTCTCAGTAATGACGGAACGACCTATACGGCATCTGCCGGAATGATGACGAACGCGGCAAATACGAACTCGCAGACACCAATCCGTGTAGCGAGTGTGACATCATCTGCAAACGAGACGGTCCTATATGTGCTCGACCCGTATCAGGCGCAGGCATTCAAGTACATGAAAGTAGTCGCGACAGAAACGACAGATGGTACGCACGACGCATGGGTCTGTATCCAGAGAGACGAATAAACTGAATAGGATTCGCCCGTGGAATATACAGTACAGTATGTACAGGATCTAATCGGTACCGCAACTTCTCCAGAAACTCTGACCGCAGCGTATGCGGATACCCGCTCTGCTATCTTTCCCATTGGAGGCATGCACTCGATAGTTCTGTATCTCAAGTATATACCCGATAGTTACGAGACGAACGCTACCTTATTCATGCAGGTGGAACTCGGCCCGGAAGAGAATGATTTGTATTATATGACCAAGCAGACCGACTCTACGGTAGACTCCCTTATTGAGAGATTCGAGTACGAGGAGAAATTCGTGGGCGCGACTGGAGGAACAACATATAAGGAGAGGTTCTCTCTTGGAGATATCGCAGACCGGTATTTCAGGGTAAGTTTTAGAGAAGCGGTCTCCCTGGTGAGCGGAACTCTCTATGTTAAAATGGTATACTCGGGTAAATAAACTGAGTTGGTTTAACCGTGGCCAAGGATATATACGATGAGAAAAACCTGACTGCGATCAGTGGCACGATAGATACCGAAGAGCAGGAAACCGCCCCTGACGATGCTTCCAAAAACAATCCCTCCATGACACTTTCATACGACGGAGAG